GTTTCCCAGTCACGATCGCCGGCTGCCTCAGTGAGGGAGAGCGGAGGTTGAGGAAGAGTTAGATAATTGGTTTGATTATTTTGAGTTGTAGTTTGTAAGGCCTTTTAATTGGGAACTTACCTGTAGCTATATCGATCCCACAATATTCACATACTGTATCGCCTATCCCAACTAAATGTCTTGTAGATTTCGGGCATTGTATTATTTTAATGTCATTATCGTAGTAAGTCTCCATATGCTTATTTCCCTCTCAACTCTGGTTCTTTATATTGCTTGCCTAACGCTTTGTAGATTTGTTCTTCAGTACGTGATGCGATCAATTCATTGTTCCTATTCCACAATCCATACTGATCAAGCTTCAATCCCATCACCTTGGCTCTTTTCCTATACGAGATATTGTAGCCAGCAGGTCCAGTCAAGAAAAAGAGCATTGCGCCCCAACTCCCAAGTTCTGAATGATAGATATTGAACCGCATTCCTTTGTAGTCAACATCCATCTTCTTATCGCCGCCATTTATTCTTTTTACTTTCACATTGTCTTCAAATCGTTTGGATATACCGTCTAATGACTCTGATACGATAATGTCTACGTCTCCAACTGTCTCTTCTTTACGTCGTAAAGATCCAGCAATTGCGTACTCTTCTGTAATGAATTTTGCAATGAACTCAATCGCAATCTCTAACGCAACATTCTGCATCCGTCTCATCATGTCTCCTATTTATCTGGTCGAGGTCGATACACATGTCCTTCAATCAACTTACCCTTACTCGAACGCTTTCTGTATTCTACCTCAACAATTGTATTGAGTAACGATTTACGATTCTTCCACATCTCTACTCGATCTCTATCATCCATTCCTGAAATGTTTGCTGTCTCAATTGACCATTTCCCTGCAGCAATTGGCATCCGTACTTCTAATGAACCAAGCATCCCAACATACTTGCCTTTACCTTCTTTGAATCCAACAATCAAACAATCCATCGTTTGCTTTGGTTTGACCTTCCACCAATACTTACTTCTCTTAAATTCATACGGGCTGTTGAGAAACTTAATGATGGAACCATCACACCCAGATGAAAGATGAAACCGGTGTACTTCTTCAAAATCTTCGTATGATATTACGTGATTGACCTTTGTCGTTTGAATCATCGGGTGTCGATGTTTTGCAAATATCTCTTCTAACCTCTGACGTCGATCACGCAATGGTTCATCTAAACGATCTTGATGGACCAAATCAAATATCTTATATCGTCCATGCTTTTCAAGATGCTCAGTCACATCGGCTTTTGATGATCGGAACAGTGTCATTGTCTGTTCCCAATTCTGTCCAGCAATTTCTCCATCAATGATATACTTACGCAACGGCAGACTGTTCAGGAACGTTTGGATCTCCTTTACGTTGAACAGTGGCTTCCCCTGTTTCGTTGACCACATCCCGTTTCTTCTGATGAACCGGAACCCGTCGATCTTTTCCTCGACTTGTACTCTTAGCCACTTTATCAGCTCCCACTCCTTTAGATCGCTTAGGTTTGCTCTTCTTGCTTTCATTACGTCGATCATTCTTATCCTCTGACGTTGGCGGTGTTTCTTTAAGAGTGAAGTTCGCTCCTTCTAACTTCATCTTATTCCACTTATGCTTGTACCACGTAAAGTGCCCACCTCTCCCATCCTTACTCAACGCGTTTGATTTTGGATATTCCTTACGGATGACCTTTTCTACTTCTTCTTTTGCGATCACACCATTCGATTTGTCTAACAACGAGAAAATTAATTCACGCAATGAATGATACTTCCCTGAGTGCGATCTTCTTGGAATAAGTTTTACTCCAATCTTACCCGGCATCAGTGTCCTCCTTACTAATTGGCTTATCATACTCAGAAAGGCGGTCAGTGACTTGTACCGCTATTTCTATTGCTTGCCGGCTGTCTTTACTTAACAATGGCAAATGACATGTCAACAACTCACTTAAATGGATGAATGCTTCCGTTGCATGAAGACGAATCTTCTCATCATTTGTCATGATGTCTTTTGTCTCCTTCTTCATCCTCATCTTCCTCATCTTCTTCATCTACTTCATCTTCATCCTCATCCTCATCCTCATCCTCATCTTCTGCATCTTTCGCAACTTGCAATGCTTCAGCATTTAAGTTGTCAAGCTCTTCATGGATTTGCGTATCAATCTTACTTAAATCCATATCAACTTTATCTTCAAACAGCTCTAGCATTTCAACACACATCGACACAAGACGCTTTGCAGCCTTAAATTCTTCAACACTTAATAATGTTGCTTCATCTTGCACGTCAATCAATTCAGTTAATGCATTTTTGCAATCTGCTAAATCACTCACTGTATTTCTGAATCTGCAATGGCTCATGTTTCCCATAATATGCTCCATTCACTTGATTGATGTTTAGCAGCCTGTTAAAAAATACGGCAGTCAAGGGTTCTCCTCAACTGCCGTACAAAAAAGAATAATCCGCGAGTAAAGTAATTCACCCGCTTCCTCTGACCAGGAAGATGATTTGTTTCGATAATGGTCAGTTATCGAGTATTTGTCACCTTGTAAGGATTACTCTTTTTCTTTCTTCACATCGTCTGTTGTTTTGATACCGCTCAATTTGATGTACCCATGCTTTTCGTCATAGCGTAAGGAGCTTCGTTTGCCACCAGCATCAAGATAGCCAGCAACTGTCTTATGCTTCTTATACAGTTCATATCGCTTATATGCTGACGATCCTTTTCTCTTTGGGTTCTCCTTCTCAATGAGCGTAATCTTTCCATCCACAACTCTCGGCCCACGAGATTTTCGATCCTTCTTTTCTTTCTTTACTTTCTTTCCTTTCTTTTCTTTTGTGTCTTTCTTTTCTTTCTTCTCTTTCACGGGCTTCTTTGTCTTTTCGATTTTCTTTGCTGGTTTTGCTTTCTTTGGTTTCTTTTCTTCTTGCTCTTCAGCTTCATCCATTTCCGGCTCATCCATTTCGTCTTGTTCATCCATTTCTTTTTCTACCATATTTGCGCTCATATGTTTCCTTCCTTCTTTGATATCTTTGAATGTCCAAAGCTTTATTGGACCACCTAACCGATGCTGTTCTCGTTGAGCCGTCTTCTTCCTTCGCTTTACATCTTTTTTGATCGACTCACCAATGACCCGTTGATAGTGTTGCTTAATGCTCGTCTCATCAAAGAACTCACCAGCAGAATACATTGCATCTTCTCGTTCAAGACGCTTAATTTCTTCCGGTGACAATTGCTCAACTGGTTGAGCTTTCTCAACACTCATACATCGACCTTCTATTCTACGTCTTTAGATCCGACAATTACAATGTTGCATGAGACTTGACATTGCAATCCACCGATGACAACTTTCCCACTTGCATTCCAGCCCGTACTCCCTGAGCTGAAATTTCTCTTATCACCGACTAACGATTGTCCATCAATCGCAATGGCAATTGCACTTGGCGCATCATCTAACTGTTTCGACGTTGGTAACTGTTTTTTCTTCTCTCCTTTCTTTACGCTACCGCCGTTGTCTTCTCTCTTTGCTTTTGCCATAACGACCCCCTCTTTTAATACGCAGTAGATTCTGCTGTATTATAATTGATATTATATCATGAAGAGGTATTGATGTACATATCAAAATCAATTGATCTCTAGACATGTTTTAGTGTCTTTATTCTTCATCTTCATCTTTTTCACTTAATCTTGCCCATGATCCATCCGTCACATCATTGACAAACAATGCATACTTCAGTTTGTCACAGACAAGAATACAAAGTCTCGTTGGATCTTTGGCAATTCTTCGATACTCATTCTCTAAATACTTCAAATCATCCTGTAGTCCTGGTAACCACTTCGTGAGTTGTACTGCGTTATCAATGCCTCTGATGTCGTCTAATGTATGTACCTTAATGCCACCGATTTTCACGTTCATGCCTTCGCTCTCCTTGCTGCACGTACTTTATCTCTCAACCATCGTGTAAAATGTGATGTCTTCAAATATGTACTACCTGATGAAAGACCTTCTCTCTTCACAATACATTTGAACTTAATGAGCTTTGAAACGATTTCTATCGAGGTCTGTGGTGAAACATTTAAATGCTCCATGAGATCTCTTGATGTGATGTACGTATTATTCAACAAATACTGATACGCATCATCTTGACTTCTATATGCATTGAAATACGCAATCAATGCCTCAATGTTCTCTTTTTGGAGTGATGGATTCAACTCTTTCCGTTGCCATGAGTGATCGTAATACCCATTGACATCCGACGTATAAAGTGCTCTGAAGAATGCTGCTGCACACCGTATATGTAACCGTTTGATTTGTAATGCTGATCCATCCTTTGTCGCACTATATAATCGCCCAGCAAATGCAATCGCCAACTTCGCTAACTTGAACCGAACGTTCTCTCCTTGAATCAACGGAATGCCAATATCATAAAATTTCCCTAACCGATTCGATGTTTTAAAGATCTCATCCATCGCTTCATCCGTGAATGTAATCTGTGAACTTGCTCGACTCCAAATCCACATGATGAGCTCTCGTTCTTGTGCACCTGAATACATTGGTGTTGTCGTACTGTATTGCCTATTGATATGTTCGACTGATACTTCTTCATGTGAGACGATACATGCAAAATCAAATCGTGCAATGTCTTCTGGTGCATGCACAAGATCTTTTAATGCATGAATGCCAAATGTGTAGTTGGACATTGCCTTGCTCGGTGGATTGGCTAAGAACAATAATCGACATCGAGCATTCGTTAGCTGTTGTTGAATTTTTGTCACTTCCGCAATGCCTTCACTCCGTATGCGTGACAATCTCGTCCAATCAGAATCTCTCAACTCTGACGCTTCGTCAATGATCACCAACCCACGATCGTTTAATGGAATGCGCCCCCATGAAATCACCCAATGATTGCCAATCTGTTGTGCCCCGCCCACGAGCCCAGCGAATGAGCAATTTTCTGCACCAACGACTTCACCAATCCCATAATACCGAGAGAGTCCTTCTGCGACATTGCCTTTTCCACAGCGTGTATCTCCAAGCACAATCGCATCTACTCGTGCTGGCTGGATTCTTCCTTTTGGCAACTTGAATTCTAATGCACTATGAAAGACCAAATCAATCGCCAAATGCAATAGAAACCGATCATAGATCTTTGTCACATTCAATGCATACGAATCATATAAGCGCCCGAGATACTCATAGACATCATCAACGTCTTTACATTGTGGCTGACTAAACTCCAATAAGCACGACCGGCTCTTCTTCGACAATTCGAATGATTCGATGTCCGACTTCGCCTTCTCTGCCTCTGAAAACACATATGTTGTGACTTGATTCTTTGGATCAACTGTTGAGTAGCCACTCAAATAATACGTATGATTTGAATCAATGTCATGCCCAACAAAGTACGACGTCTGTGATGACATCCACTTCGTCCTGTCTTCTCCTGGCGGTTGTGAGACGAAAATCCGCAAGACGTTTTGTGTGTCTGTGACTTCTATCCCGAAATTCTCACATGGGACTCTGAAAATCGCTTTGACAATGCCCCGTAGCTTGTTGGTATGTACGTCAATGAACTGAAGGAACGTTTCATCTTTTGGTTCAACAATCAATGTCTTTGGTTCTTTGTATTTGCATTTTGGATCACCACACCCAAGACACTTGACGTCAATGTTTTTTGGAATCTTATACGGTGTCGCGCTCTTTCCAGAGACGATTGCTCGTATACGGATAGGCGCATTATGAAATTTTGCACGTGCGATGTCCGATAACGAGTTTAACATGCCCCGCCTTTAGTTAATGTTGAGGCCCTATTGCCCGCCAACTCTGTGGCATCATAGGCTTACGGTGGTTGGCTCACACCTCAACGCTTACGTCCTACAACTTACCGACGACTGCGCTTCTTTTTCTTCTTCTCCCTCTTCTCCTTTCGTGCCTTCTTTCGCTTCTTCCCACTGTCTTCATCGTCGTCCTCTCCTTCATCCTCCTCTTCTTCTTTCTCTTCGTCGTCCTCATCCTCATCAGTCTCTTCATCTTCGTCTTCACTCTCACCTTCACTCTCGTCTTCATCCTCACTCTCAGTCTCTTCTTCATCCGCATCCTCATCGGCTTCTTTCTCTACAACCTCTTGATCGCCAACTGAGAGGATGGACATATTCTGATACCCACCAGAATTCGTGCTAAACTTCACGGTGAAATCATCTTCGTTCTCATCCACGAAGCTCTGCAACGCATCCGGCAAGTCTTCCATATCATCTGGCAATTCCAACCCGATGACTTCTGCAAACCCCTTGAAGAATGCGATGTTGTTCTCATTCTCCAAGCCGTGGAACACCAACTTATCCTTCCCCTTCATGTTCTTCGGCTTCTTAATCTTAAACGCGCTAACAACTTGCAGCCGCCCGCTCTTAGCATGCTTGACTTCCATCGACTGTAGTGAGACGACGTACTCACCATCTGGCAATTGCGAGCCACCACCACCCTTCTTTGGCTCAGTCTTTGACCACGTCTTCGACAATTTCTTCAAATCTTTCGATACATCAGTCGCCATGATACACTACCTCCAATGAATGTTAAAGTGAACTGCAACACACAACCGACCACCCCTCACTTATCGTCCATCGTCACCTCCTTTCATTTTTTCTTTTTCCTCCCCGTGTAGTAATCCTCAATCAACTCATACGTGCGTTTCGGGTCGGAAAAACATGGGATCTCTGGTGGGAGATACCCGTCTCGATCACCAGCTTCCAAAAACTCTGATGGTTCAAACGAGATCACTCGCTTCTTTGTGAACTTCACTTTCCCCGTCACTTCATCCTTGATCTTGATCGTCTTAAAGTCGATACAGCCAATGACTGACACAAGTGGAATGATGATCTTCCGTGCCCGATCTGGGAGCGTGGAAATCGTTTTTGTCACTGGTCCTTGCATCGTCTGAATTTCCTTAATCTGTAAATGCGAGATAAAGACGCAACCAAACTCACTGCCAATCAGCTGTGTCATCGTCTTCTTAAATTCAAGATCAATCATATCGACGCCTTTCCCATACCCAGCTTCTGATGGATGATCGATCCGTAATTTCTTACAAACATGCGTCACACAATTCGTCCACATGGCATCAATAAAATCAAGCACGATTGTCTTATGCGACAACCGATCACGATTATCAATCAAATACGTAATCGCTTCCTTCAGCTTATCATGCGTGTTCACCAAGATGTACGGGACTTTCAATCGCTTGACTTCCTTCTTCGATGTACAAAGGAAAATACAATTCCGCCACCCCGAGGCTGTTGTCGACTTCCCAATCTTCGGTGGACCAAAGAAAAAGAACGCTGACTTCTCCAAATCCACCTTCCCACTTGATACTTCTATCCGGACTTGTCCCATGCGTCATCTCCTTTATTCTTCTACAATGCCTTCAACATCCTCTTGATCTTTTGCCACGAATTTCTTTCGAATCTGATAGAGCGGTAAATTCTCTTTCTCATTCCCATGACAGAGATCATACATTTGGCAACGTCCCCAATCACGAATGCACGCACTGAAATCTTGATAGTACGCTTCCTTTTTCGTCCCACAATCAATCATCTGTTGTGAGACCTTCTCAACTGTGTTCATCACTGCCTCACCGGAGATGAATGAACCCACAATCCGCTCAAGATGAAATTTCAACCCTTCTGATTGGCTATGATACCAGTCTTGCAACCGTCGCAAATATTCTCCACGAGATTCTGATTTCTTCTGGCGAATCGACGGTTTCCGAATGATCTGATAAATGATCCCACCCAATCGCTCGGACTTCTTCACCGATCGATTATACGTCTCCAAATACAACGCCGATTGCGGATCGGTCTTGATGCCATTGACGCGCTCCATATCGAGCGACTTCAAGTTCTTCAACTCATAGATCCATTGGCGCTTCTGATTTTCAATCACATTATCGACCATTCCAACAATCACGACATTCTTACTCAACTCATAGCGAATGGCTTTCTCTGTCGCAATATGCTTCGTCCCCTCAAGAAACTTTCGATAGTATGATCGAAATGCTTGCAACATCCCCACTGTCACATACTCTTGTTTGGCCAAATCTTCTTCTTGATATGGCGCCATCTCAGGAAATTGCGTTCGCGCCTTCTGCGCTTCTTCCTTGTACTTTTTCTTAATCTCCTTCTCTGCGTTCTCAGGTTTTCTGAACAACGTCTGAATCCCATGATGCATGACACGTCCCACGATATATGGCACCTTCAACTCCGGCTTTTCAAGTCGTCGGATATACTTCCAATAGTAATATCGCGGGCACTTCCGAAATGCATTCATACTCGAATACGAGACAAACAATTGCTTTCCCATTCATTCACCCTCCTTATTCTTCATGATCGTCATCATCATCATCATCATCATTGTCATCTTTTCCCTGTGTAATTGAGCGGAAATGTTCTTTGAGCTCTGTGATCAAGTTTCCTTTCTTGCGTAAGCAATCGTACACTTTACTCTCTACCGCTGACTCTGTGACGAAGTCTGTATACAGAATCGACGCATGTCGTTCAGAACCTTTCCGTCTAATACGTGCTTCACTGTTCGCTCGTAAATCATACGACCATGTATTCGAATAATATATCGCATGGCGGCTGGCTGTCAGCGTCACTGATTCTGCTGCCTTCTTCTGCGTGGCCAGTAAGATCTGATATTTCTTATCATATTGAAACCGTTTCACCACAAGATCTTCATCTTCTGTCGCACCTGTCAATGTGACGACCCCATAGCCTAGCTTTGTCAAATACCGATAAATCTTTTTGATCGAAAAGAGATGTGCAGCCCAAATCACAGTCTTATGGTATTTTGCATCCATCTCTTCGAGCAAATCAACCAATGCCTCATCTTTGTTTGTCGGAATCACTGCCAAATTCTCTTGCTCATCTTTCACATAGCCATCGCAGATCTCTAACGATTTTGTAATCAATGTGAAGATGTACTGCGTATCGATCTTGACTTTATCCAATTCCAATCGAAACGTTGCCTTAAACGAATCCAACAACTCCTTCTGTTTCGCTGTCAACTCGATGTCAATCTTCTTGTACCTGGATGGCGGCAACTTCAATGCTTTATTTGTCACATGAACGCAGAACGTTGAAATCTTCCGCAACAACTCTCGCGTCTTCTTTTTCTTCGGCAACGTCTTCGTCCCCATCTTCACGAAGTATTCGTTGAGGAAGGCGTAGTACGATGTGCCAAGAATGTTTGTATGATCTAAAAACTTGATTTGCGCGTACAAATCTGACAGGTTCTCTGTCACTGGAAACCCTGTCATGATGTAGCGTCGTGGAATCTTCTTCCCAATGTCCCACAGAATCATCGTTCGCTTCGTATGTGGCGACTTGATCTTTGTCGACTCATCAAGAATGATCGCATCCCATGGGCATTTCACAATATCATGATAAATATTCTTGATCCCATCATAATTCACAAGGAACACTGTTGGTGTTTGGATCGGTCCATGATAGCGGCCCGTTTCACTGATCGCCTTCATCCCATGATAAAGGATTTGCCCCTTCTTTCGCCGTGACCCCACTAAGACTGCCCATCGAAAGTTCGTATGCTTCCGAATTTCTGACGGCCACACAGATTTCACGCTGAGCTTCGTTGAAACGACCAAGACCCGACGTAACTTCAAGGCATTGATGATCATGAGTGCGCAGAGTGTTTTCCCTGTCCCATACTCTGCAAAGATCCCAGCATATGGTTTATCGACCACGAAATCCTTGATCATCACCTGATGATCCATTGGCTTTGTACGAATCATAGTTCTACGCCAATCTCCTCGATGCGGATGATCTGTTCTAATGGATACGTATAGACATACCGCATACCGTCTTTAATCACAATGATATGACACACTCTCGATGCATGCGAAATTTCAACGTACTTCACGCGTTCATACGTATCACTTCCTCCATGTACTCGAATGACAGTGACCTTCGTATTATAGCTCATCTTGCCCTCACTATTTTCGAATGCACCATTCGCCATCAAGCGGGTCTCGGTCGATCGATTTATCCATCACCAATCGTTGCCATGCTTCTCGGAGCACGACATCATTCTCTTTTGGATACAACCCACGAAATGTGGCTTCATCAAAGACAAATCGATTGGCACCAGTACAACGCCCTTTATAGTCCTCAATCAACAGTTTTGCGTCCTTCACGATACTAAATACTTTCCTCATCACGTAGCCATAATACGCTGCAATCACCAAAAATATTGTCCCCACGATCGCAATGAACCATTCAACCATATGCACCTCCTTTCATACTCTCCCATAGAGTTGCCAATGCCCAATGCCAATGGCATCACACACGTTATGATCAAGATCTTTCCATTCATCTTTCGTATAGTGTTTTCCTTTACCCATATACACTGATTCAATCCGATTCTTCATCACATCCTTCGACAACTGCCCCTTCCATTGCCGCGGCAATGCAAACACGAACTTCTCTACATCATTGCGCATCCCATAGAACAATCCGCAAATGAATGACAATTTTGTAATGGAGCCTGATTCTCGCGCCATATAGCCAGCGACTGACCAATGATCTGGCAACTCACAGGCAATAACATTGACGCCGCACTCATCTCGAACCGTATTGACTTTGGTATAGATTGAAAACGCTTTATCGTAAAATTCTCCATCTCTCGATGCAACTTTGTCTGGACGCACCAACATTGCATCCAAGAGTTCTTTCGTCTTGGCATCGAACAATGCAATCCCACAAAAATTAATCGACGGGTCGATCGCTAACAATGTCTTTGTTTTCTTCACGCTTCGCCTCCTCCTCTTTCTTCCGTTGCAATTCAAAGAACCGTTTCAAAAAGACTTCATGCCGTAACTTCAAAATCTCTATCACTAACAAATCATCCGGTGCGACCCACCCTTCTGGCTTCACCACATCAATGGTTGTTCCCCGCTTTGATTCCGCCACTGTCTTTGCGCGTTCTTTTCGCATGTTCGCATCTTGCACATGCTGCCATCCCACATTCCATGGGAGGTTCATCATGTACGCAGTACCTAACGCGACATACACAAGATCGATCAACGCATCGAATGCTTTATAGACGTTATCTGTCATATATGCGTCAACAAACTCTTCAACCTCTTCTTTTAAAAACTCAACCCGAAACTGCATCATATCTTTCGGCAGAAAACTTGACATCTCCGTCTGTGGAATGTCAAATTTCTCATGAAAGTGACACACATCAGCCCACATATCACAGTTTTCCATTGGGATCACCTCTACTATGAATTGTGAATAATTACACTGCGACTTGCAACCGGCGAGGGTATTCGTGCTTAACCTTCTTCCACTCTTCGACTGATCCCCAATTTTTCTTGGAGACTTTTGGTTCAACACGTAGCGGGATTTTTAATGAGACATGATCCTCCATTGCACCACAAATTTCCTTCACCACTCGATGCGCTGGCTCCTTCTCCGATACTTCAAACAACAACTCATCATGTACTTGTGCGAGTAAGTTCACATCCATGCCTTTCTGTGAGATCATCCGACTGACTCGCAGCATCGCATACTTCATCACGTACGCTTCCGTCCCTTGAATGAGCACGTTCGGTCCTTTGTACGCCAGCTCTTGTGGAACACGATACTCTCGATTGAACTCCATCAACGGTGACTCGAACTTTAACTCAAGGATCCCAGTCCGATGGAGCTGTGAGATACATTCTCGCGTAAACTCTTTCACTGGCACGATGCTATAGTATTTCTCAAGGATCTGACTCGCTTCCAATCGTGACATATCTGCTTTCGCCTTACTATTTTGGAGTGACCGCAAGAGCTTGTTGAGCCCCATTCCAAACACGAGACCAAACTGAATGTTCTTCGTATCTTTCCGCAGCTCCTTCTCAACGACCCCGAACAGCATCATGCAGGCGGCATCATGCGGATCCCATCCATCCCGACATTTTTGAATCAATGTCGTCGCATTGGCAAAATGAAAGAAGATCATCATTTGTAATGCTTTATAATCGACCGCGAGCATGAAGTACCCGGGCCGAGGACGGAATGCCATGCGGGCCAGCTTCGGTGCTTTCGCTGTGCGAGATTCGTCAGGTCGTGGGATCGTCTGGATCAACTCCGCTGACATGCGGCCAGTTCTCGCTCCCGAGCCGAATGTAAAGAAATGTGCATACGGGAATTCTTTTGTCGTATACCGTCGCCACAACGGATCGAAATATGTGCCTTTCTGTTTTGTCAAGAACCGATACAGCAACTGCAACGCCACAATCTTGTGGGAATCGTATTGTGCGAGTACTTTGGCTTCAGTAATGGGATGGCCCCGTTCATTCTCTGGAAGTGGGACGCCCATCTTCTTCATCACATATGCGACCTGCTTCGGTGACGATGGATTGAACTCCGGCAGCTTGATCCCATTCTGCTTCAAGACTGCTTGGATGTCAGCATAGCAGGTCTCAGCTTCTTTCCCATAGCGTGCCGCTTGCTGTCGTGCAAACTTCCGATCCACCATCATCCCAATTGCTTGCATCTTTAGGATGACACGAGCGACCTTCTTCTCTGTCTCATAAATCCGTTGAAAGCGTTTGATCGGCTCACGAAACAAGAACCACAATTTCTGCGTGAACACCGCATCTTCTGTCGCATACGGTTTCATGACAAACCGAGGGATTTGTGAGTAATCAAACTCAATCCCCAACTTCTTCGCTTTCTTCTTGTACTTGGCTTTGTATTTCGAGAGCTTCTTCGCTTCTTTGATATCCGCTTTGAGATACTTCTTTGCCATTGGCTTCAAACCTTTGCGTGAGGCAAAGTTCTCATCCAACAACGTACCCGCAATGAGCGGATCTTCAAATGGTCCACGACAACGAATGTTCAGATGTTTGACGACGTGTGCGTCAACGGTGTATGGGAATGCAATCTTCGTGATGGTTGGATCTTCTAGCAGTTGGCGAAGTTTCGCGACCTCCTTTGGTTTATGACAATTGTACAGTTCCGTCTGAAGCTGCCAATCACATGTGGTTGCGATGAATGGTTCTTTGCGATTGTTGAACTCTGTATCGAAGGCTACGCAACGATCAGGATCGTTTGCCATCTCGTCTTAATTATCCTCCATGATCAATGATCCCTTGTCGATCCATCTCATTATAGCAGCGCCGACAAACTGCTATCTTATTCAACAGCTTCATTTTCACCCACTGCAAGATGCTCACTTTTGTTTCGAACATTCCGCATGCAATGCACGTGACTTTAAGCATAGGTCACTCTCCGTAACTCCATCGCGTCTTCTCGAACAAAAAAGAAATCTTCATTCAATTGTTGTAAATACTGCTCCCGCCAATCATCTTTGTAGTCATGCAAATAATAGATCTTCCGTACTCCAATCTGCAATAAGACCTTCAAACAATCGAGGCATGGTTGATACGTCGAATAGCACTCGATCCATCCCGTTTCTTTTGATCCACGCACTTGACATTTGAGGACCGCATTGATTTCCGCATGGATGGTGCGAATGCACGTCGTGCCCGTTGTCGTTGACCCTTTCCGATCCGTCTTCACGAGCACATGATCGCTCTCATTGCAATGATAATCATTATGCACACTGCCCACATAGCCATGCCCAACAATCTGGCGTTGATGCACAAGGATGCACCCAACTTTTGCCCGACACGTCGAGGCTTCCGCAATTTGCTCCGCGATCTTCATCCAAAATTGCCGTGTGATCTTTAGGTTCATATTATTCGATGTCTTTCCGCGTAAAAAAGAGATACGCTTTTCCAACATCATATTCTACACAGGCACCATGTAATGTGAGATCTGGCGCCATACCAAGTTTCGCACCGAACGTATACTTATAGTAACCTGCAAGGCCAACTGATTCTTTCGAGAGACAGACATATCGTCGACTAAAGTTTGTGCCAGTAATCATCAACGCCTCCTCAACATGGTATTGGATTCATGCGTTCACCATCAGTATCTTTATATTTGATCCACCGCCCAGGTGGGTCGCCTTCTCCATTCCATTTCGAACAATCTTCTAACGCCTCTCGTAACGTTGCATAATGATACACGCCCGTAAAGCCAACATGCTGCATGCCTATACATAATCCATACGTAAACAGATACGGTGCCACCCCGATCCATTGCTTATTTGGCAGCTTCCGAAGGTCCCGGTACCCCAGCGCTACCATACTGTGAACGAACTCCTTGTCTTTCTTGGTCATGCGATACCTCTTTACTTTTATCTGACATCGTTGCGCCAATGACCACCCACCAGATACCTGTTGCAAACAATCCCAACCCAGGATGCATCCACCACATGCCCACTGTCATACACACGAATCCAAACAATGCCGCGATTTCTCCCCAGTTGATATCCATCTTCTTCATCATCTCCCAACCTCCTGGACAATGTTATTCACGGTATCGACCACATGCGACCATGATGGCGTCACTCTCAGAATCTGTTTTTGCTGATGTGCTGCAAGTTCTTGCAACGCCTTCGCTGACATCTCCTCTATGTCCTCAATGTTCACATGCATGAGTGTCGCCAACTCTCCCCATTCTTTCTGCTCAGCGTACATTACATTCTGCGCAATCATACCATGACAATAGCGTGCCCGCCACCAACCGCTCCCAGACGCTGAGTATTTTGGCAGCAACATCCCATGTGATTCAGCATATCGCTGCACGAGCTCATGTTCAGGAATGAAATTCTTTTTCGTATACCATTGAATTGGCCATGTTGCGCCCAACCGACTATGCCATTTCTCATAATTATCCAATGCACCATACATCCACTGAAACTTCTTTCGTTTAGGAATTGCGATCGGTAGCTTCTTCCATTGTTTCAAATAAAACGCTGTCGGATTGAACTCATTGAGTGATGTGAATGGTGTTCCTTTAATGATAATATCGCGATCACCCCACGGGAAGAATGGCCCTAACAGGTTGGACGTATGACGGAACATTTCATTACGACAGCGTTCGAGTTGCCGACGATCTTTCATCACTCGTTCTTTCGATAATCGACTGCCAGTATTATTGTTCAATACAAACTCACGGAAGAGGTTTTCATCCATCAACATACGAATGGTCTTATTTGCTTTCCAATCGTTCACTAAGTAGAGCACATGCTCCCCTTGTGATGCCAACAACGTCTCATAGAGGTAATGACAGCTGTACTCACTGATCGTGCCCAACCCAAGAATGAGCAAATCAAACTGCTTGAAGATCTCTTGCTCATTATATTCCAATGCTCTCCACTCGACATCATGCTTCGCCGCCTTTAACGCATGATAGAGCGCATTGATCGACGTATTATAGTCTCGTCGTCGAGAGCCATTGGCTTGCATGCGTGTCATCCCCGTCAACAATACTCTCATTTCGTTCCCTTTCTCATCATATGCACACTTAACCGCGACTTATCCAGTTGCGACTCCATCGAGAAATCGGTAATGCTTCCAGGTTTGAGTCGCCGAATCTTCGCCTCATCCGTTAACCATTTCACCAGCATTTTGAGATTGCCAACCATGCGTGTCAACATATCTCGCTTGCGATAGACAGCCACCATATTCAGCGTATGTTTGACGCGTTTGAATCTGACCAACACAAGGCATGGATTATGCTCCCCAAAATTGTCGCCATCAAACGATGGGTCCCACATACAGATGAGCTTGTTCGGTTGCACACGATGCTCATCAAACTGATGGTACCCAAAATACTTCACCGCTCGATGCATATACCCAAAATCTTTCCGCTTTCCATTGTTGCCGTATCGGCGAAGCTTCTCCTCTGTATACGAACGAATGGTATCCTTATGATGCCATGGATACTGGACTTCATGCCACTCCATCAACGATTTCGTCAAATGGAATGGCTGAAACTCTAGCACGACACTCTCGCCAGGTATCACGAGCTCAAGTGCTTGCATGAATTTTCCGGGACTCTGGAGACAACTCGCTGGTAACACCCGCATACGTTACCTCATAATCTTGTTGCGATGCGTCACGAACAACTCTTCCATTGCCATAACCTTATGCATCGAAATCGTATCGAGACATAGCACGTTCCCCAATTCTACCGTCGACAATCCCCCTCTAAACATCTGCTTCGCTCGCATCATCGCATCTCGTAACGTTAATGTCTTGAACTCGATGAAGTGCTCACTCTGTTCTTCCTCTGTCTTGACTAATCCCCAGTCGTGCACTTCCTCAACATCACTCTCATAGATGTGCAATGAGCTGATGTTATACACGATCTCAATGGCGTCAATCTCCATCCCCGCATCGACCAGCTGGTTCTTCATTAAGATCGCCAGTGCTTGCCAATGCAATGCATCAATCGAGTATCCCGTCACAAAATCCGATGATCGCGACGTCACAATCAAAAACAACTTCCGGTTCCGATACATGAACTGCAACAACGTATTACACGGCAAATGTGTGCGGGTTGTCGTTTTGCCATCATCTTCATTATATATTGACACGCACGCCTGGCGCGTATGGATATCCCGTAGGATCCTGTCGATGGCGACAGCCAGCTGGTGTTGCATCCGATAGCCATAAGCCCCATTGATCTTTCCATCAGCATCAACATAATGTTTCATCGCGGCATTATAGCTCACAATACTCTCTGCATCATTCCGCCCCGACAACATGTAGCATAACTCTGCCAGCACAAACTTGATTGGGACCACTCGATGATGCGGACACGAAAAGACTGACACTGAATTGAATTCAATGTCGATACATGACTGATCAGCAATCATCTCATACGCCACTGGCATCTCACGACATTCAATGTCAACTGGTGATGCCAACACGATCCGCGTCATATGCGGATACAACTCTGCAAATCTCATGCATCCCTCCCTTAGTCTGAAATGACCATCTTCAACTCCCGAAAGAACTCATCTGAAATTCCCATCCGCAAATAATACGCTGGATGATACACTGTCTTGTAGTGAAACTTCATTCGCTTCAATTGTTCAGCTGCGACCTTTCCTAAGGCAATGATCTGTGCCTTCGGATTCTGCTTCACAATGCGTCCAAGTTCTCCATCCAATGATTGCACACATTCAAGATTCGTAATCGTTTGTTTACTCACATACAGACTCAGCTTATTCTCCACTGGACAGCATTTTACTGCATTCGTCATATAGTATTTCACCGGATGAATGCACAACCGATCGAATGTCACTTGTAAGAGGTTGCCGCTACGATCATCATAAAAGGGGATACCGAGCTTTCCACACCCGTCTTGGCCCGGTGCTTCACCCACGAAAATGAAGTCAATATTATTGACGGCGCCGCATGGACCAGTCGGACGATGATGGTTTTGCGCGAACTTTGCGATCGATGCATGGTCAACACCGAGCTTGCAGTCGCCTGCATTGTAGTCTTGGCAAGTATATGTGCCATCGATGAATCCTCTCTTCGGCTCCCATAACGTTTGATCCGCATTAAAGAAAGTATGACTATACGAATCGGTAATGGTATGTTGATACGGCACCATCTTGACCCATGCTTTCACTCGACTTGTGATATACTTATTGCGTGCATCAAACGTTGGGTAATTCGCACAGTTGACATACAGTGTGCGTTTGACACCGAGTGATGCCACCACATCGACAAACCGTGTCGCGATCTTCTTGGCTTCCGTCCGGCGTTGATATTTCTTTTCTTCATCGCCTTTCTTTTCTATATTCAAACGTTGATACACTTCGCCATCAGTATAGAGTACGATGATACATACTCGATGCTTCACTGATTTGATCTTCTCAAGTAATGCAGTATGATATTTCTCATGATCGTACTGCCCTGTCCGATACATTGGACCATAGACGTCTTCACCAATGATCGACCGATCCCAAATCTCTAACCCATCCTCAACCTCTATCGCTCGAATCACATTCTTGAGATAGTTGAGCTGATACGTCAACGCAGCTTTCCCTTCACCGAGCGGTGGTCCACAATGCACAACACGAGGCTGTGTCGCATTCTGCATATACGTTAATTCTTTTTGCAGATGTTTTGCAAGGTAGGACTTCCCGAGATTGTCTGGACCTTCGATAATGATCACTTGCTTCACACGATGCCTCCTTGAAAGTGAAATGATCTCTCGTAACATCAATCATTATATCACAAGATTTAATGGTTGACATCAATAATAGATCAATTTACACTTTCAATCGGCTCTTCGCTTATTTTTTCTTGATCACTGTTGCGAGTGTCTTTTGCAACTGATCTTCCGTCACTGCATATTGCGACAAGAGCTCTCTCGTCAGATACCACCAGGCCTTCAAGAGATCTTCTGTCTCCACATTCTTATGCTCATGACGTGCAATGTACTTCACCGCATTGCCCAGGTTAAAATTCAGCTGCCAGGCCTCAATCGCGTCAATGACTTCAACCGCACCGGCATTATAATGTGAGGGATGATGTATCGTGTCGAATGTCCCAAATGCCTCTGACGCGACCTTCTTCTTTTTCTCATCCAATGGTGGCTGTTGCTCACCAAGTGTTGTTTGATCTGATGGATAGCCGACCAATGCACCTTTGCCATTACATGCTTCGCACTCGGCTATCTTATGTCGTACACCATCTCCATACCGGCCTTTTCCTTTACATTTTGGACATTGTATGTACTGCAACATTTCCGTCATTCCTGGTGATGTCATGTCTGATGCTCCTTTTGTTGTGATATTCATGCCCCCTCGACCCTCGCATATTGGACAACACGCGCCATTCACAATGTGATTCCCGAGATATCCTTTTCCATGACAGTTCGTACATTGTACATACTGTATCGCATCTGTACGCCCAGATTGGACCGTCATTGTCACATCTCCTATTTCAATACTTGTTTGAATACTCCCACTTCCTCTGCACCTTGCACATTCCGACGCTTCCATATACTCACCGCTCCCATGCCATCCTTTTCCCTTACATTCAGGACATTGTTCAAACCATGGGATCCCAGTATTATGCATGCCAGTCACCATTCATAATGATCGGGGCGTCAAGGAGCATTACAATGCCCACATTCTTTGCATTCACGCGATCGATCGCATCTTGCAAGTTGTTGATGCGCTCAACTGTTGGATTACTTCGACATCGATGCCATTGATGATCGATTTCTATCAGGTCTGGATCAAATGGATGCTCCGCTACGTATTCTCGCAACTCTTGATCAACATAAATGCGAAGAATCAGCATATCCTACTCACAATCTCTTGATATGAATTCCAGCAAGGAAGTACTCTGTCATCGGCTTTATCTTGCACTTCCTCTCTTCATAGAACACCTTAAAGTCCTCTAACGTTCGCTCTTCATCAAAGAGATAGCGCGCATCGTGAACATCAAGTTCAAGCCATGCCATGGCGTCTTTAAATGCTCTCGACGGTTCAAGAGGATACCCCGCCATTCTTTGCGCCCATCCTGCAAGGCTATGTTTGGTCCCACATTCTGAGTGACAGACCGTTTGGGTAAACGTCTCTGGATGTGCAATGATCTGTGCGATAATTTTTCTGAAGTTGTCGATATTCATTTCCGCTTCTCTTCTAGACCTCCATCAAAGATGGGATCGCCTTTCACACCTTCACATTGCAACTTGGCCAGTGCTCGTTCTGTTGCTGGCACCCACACGTTATCCTCTTCGCGATACATATAAATGAAGATGTCCATCAATTGCGGACTACTTTTTGACGTCACCGTCACAATCTCTTCACTCATCCTCGGTATTGAGTGCTCCTTTTCAGTATGCGCCATCCCATACATACTTGTACTCAACATCCCACTGACGAGTCCGATACTCAGATACAGATATTTCATGCCATTCCCTCCAATGGTTGTAATGCGAGACATTCCTTACACGTCACATCCTCCCACGACTCACACATGACAAATGTGTCTTCTTGGCAGCGACAAACCGTCTCGGAGTCGTCCTCATCAGATCCGTCAACTTGTTTATGCCAGGCGAATCGCTCCAACATCTCTTTGATTTGTTGCTGCATTTCATCAAGATTCGCCATTAGACCTCCTTGATTGTTGCTGACACGACAGACAGTGTATGATACCGCTGCATGGTACAACAGACAGGACAATAGATATGCCAATACCGATCCCGATCCGTCTTCCACATTTCAGGATCAAAGAGCACCATCTTGCATTGGATACACGCAATGAGTGATTGTTCCATCTTAGTCCCTCTATCTTTCATTACCGCATCTTTTTGAGATTTTCTGCCTGTGTCGCTCCAGGTTCGATATCTTCATACAAGACGGGAATCTTCTGCTGAAACTCTTCAAGCAACGGGATCGCGACTTGTCGCATTTGTGGATGCGCCTCTCGCGTCGTTCGCATGAGAAAGAAGTGTCGCCAATTGCGCAAGTTGTATGTGACAATAATTCTTGATGCTAACGCATTTGGAAACACTGCTCGTGCAATTTGCGGTGTTGTCCCAATGTCGATGAGCTGTTTATAGGCATCTTCTGCATATGAAATGCTATTCATCAATATCACTGTTTGGTCAGCCGTCAACTCTAGAGGAATAACAAACGTCGGTGGCATTTTCTTTTCATAATTCACAAACCGTGTGGATTCTTGGGTATACGCACCAAGACGATGTCGCACCCATTCATGTGTAATTCCTCTATCAACGATCGCATCAACTGACACTGACGCATGTTCAGTAATCGACCAATCGCCTTTTCCTACGACAACTGCGCGGATGAACCGCTCCCATGATTGTTCCGTCTGGGCATCTTCAGAGCGATGTGAGATGCGCCCACACCATTCAACATGCCGTAAGAGCACAATCCCATCAGCCACTGTCGGCACATTCAACATCTTTGCAGATGGATGAATAATTTCCATGTTATCTCCCTCTTCTTCTTACATTCCCCTCAATTGACTGTTACGGATCTGATTGTCACAGTCCCGCCAGTAAAGACAGTCATTCGAATGGCAAAAATCATCTCATCATTCAAATGCGCTTCCACATTGCCTGCATCGAATTCGAAGATATCTTCACACATATTGGCTTTGTTGCGACATTCAATCCGGATGATCAACATTATTGACCTTCTTTTTCTTTCAACTCGTATTTCTTTACCAACCACTCAATGAACACTTCGATGATCATACGTTCCCCTGCCGTCACAGGTTGCACTTCTCCCCGCTCCACCCGTCGCTCCCAATTGGCCATGAACTTTTCTAAGACTCTCTCAGTTAACGTCTCTCGAATCCGTTTCTTCATTAGTGATTCCCCAATTTGACATCCACCACTCGTTCTCCCGCAGCCTCAATGACTCGTCTCCCATGCTCATCAAGTACGTGCTGACAACAATCAAGCAATGCATGCCCAAGTTGTGTCGCTGTTGTTAATGACAATGTGTATTCTCTTGACACGAGTGCTCGTTCACCATCAACAATCGGTCGCATGGTCATAATCACTGTTGCGGGCGCTTTGAACCCAAGATCGATCTGTAACCGTTGTTCATGGACTTTTTCTTGTTCCACAGTGCCCTCCATTAACTCCCATGCTGCGTGATACGATCAGTCAACTCTTCTAGCTGATCATAGCCATAGACGCCGTCAAAGAGGCCATACATCGCATCCCATTCACCATTGACGAGCATCCCAAACACATACACATGTTTCTTTTTCCCTTTGGCATAGCCGGCTTCAATGTGTGCTGAATTCCCACTTGGGAGCACTAGGATGACGATATCAGCCTTTTCGAGTTGCTCTTTATTAAGCGCACAAATCCGTTGGATAAGGTCATTGCGTAATGCCGACTGCGCTGTTAAATATTTCGCTTTCTCATCATTCCAAATGATGGTGCTTAACTGACTCGCTTCTTCCACGATATCACAAAAGACATATGCGGTATGCCCACAGCTGCGTAACCGCTGGCCAACCATCCGGCAAATGAGTTTTTGTTTTCGTGAGCCTGCTACATAGACATTCATCATTCACCTCTTTAAATGACAATCACACACCGTCGTCCAAGATGTGTTTCAAGCATCGGGCGTACATCTGTCCACGCTAATCTCCCATTTCCGCACCCAACTTTCGGCACATACACGCGTGTTAATTTATTGAGCTCTATGAGCTGATTCAACTGTCCACATGAGCGACGGATAAGATCGAGATCAGCTTTACACGTCCAATCATTTTTCGTAGGGAACGTCACGACCTTATACTCTTGAAAATAATACGGAACATTTCCACTGACCCTCAGTTTTACACCGAGCTTCTGTGGGAGCTCACGACACCGTTTCGCAGCTTCAAGTGCCAATCCTTTTCCCATCACCGCATCACCATTATTCTTCACGGTCCCGTTTGTCGGAATCGCGATCGCTTCATGTTCATCGAGTGATGTATACAGTTCCCACAGATCACCCTTTATTGTGCCTTCTTTTCCCATGTCTCGACAACTCCTATGAGCTTTTCAATCGTCTGGCGCAAATGATCATTACTCTTCCGGAGCAACTCCACTTGCACTTTCAACCCATTCATTTCTTTTTCAACACCTTGCAATCCATCAAACATGCCCATGCCATTTCCTCCTATGTTGTTGTTGTTGTTGGCGGTAGTTGCGTCCCAACTGTAACACCTTGGCGATCGAGATCTGTAAAGAAAATTCCGATGATCTTTCGCCCTTCTTTCTGGAGCTTCTGAATTTTCTGGTTGAGATACTTCAAATCGACCTCAAGCTTTGAATGCGAGAGCGTCTCAGGATGTTGAATGATAATGCTTACGACTGATAGTATCCGCATCTCACGTGGTGGAGGGAATACTGGTTTCTGCCGCCCCATGTGATCTCCTTTCACATCGTGAGTTTTTGTAATGCCACTTGGACCGCTTTTGCTTGGACATAGGCATCATAGAGTGCATGATGTTTTTGCTCATGAAAGACGGCTGGATACGGGCTTGCATTGAATCGTCGCTCATAGAGTTCAAAGAGCGTTCTCGTATCTCGCATTTGGCGAAACGGACACAGCTCATTCATCGTTATCTTGTCGCCCATCACCAACGACCATTTCTCCGCGATATGTACACAATCATACGTGACGCCATGCGACCAGAGTCGCCGCTTACTTTTGTCAGGTTCTTGTGTCGTGATCCATTGCAGTAACGTGGAAAACGCATAATGGACTGGCACTCGATCAAGACTCGCAAGCATCGTCAAGAACTTATCGATGCGATCACTCTTCAACCACCAGACGACGGTCTCACCATCCATCTCCAACCCAAGATCCTTCTGTGACACGATATCGACCGGCATGTAGAGGATTGGCTTCCCCAACTCAGTTGCCAATTTATAGTCGCTCTCATTTGGCACCGGCACATCCCCATGTTGTGTGAAGGCAATTGCGCCAATGGCCAGGATGATACCTCTGCGCGTGTCATTACTGATGGTCTCAATGTCAAGCATAATATGTGTGAGATCATTCATCGCGGTGTCCTTGTCTTCTTCAGTTCTTCCATCAATGTCTCCGCTTCGGCGATCGTAATCAATGAACATTTGATTGGCGATGTTGCTGGATTTGCCACATCCATCACTTCCAATCTCAACGTAAACTTCGAGAGTTCAACCATCTGTTCATGTGTGATGATCATCTCCCGTCCCGGCGTAATACTGAGGTACTGCTTCAAACACATATCGATAATCATCCGCTGTGGATCGAGCACTTGCTGTTGTGGTGCGTGTTTCGCTGTCATGCCATCTCCTCTTTCATACATTGACATCTTGTGGGGATTACCTGAAACCACGTCACCCAATGTCGCGGTGCAATGTTCGCATGTTTGCCATGCACATACACATCGTAACCACCAAGCGGTTCAGGTGCGGGTCGAACCGTCACTTGTCGTATCGTCTTCATTTCCTCCTGTGCGAGTCGATGAATTTGCTGATATTGGCAATATGCACATTGTGTGGCATCGATGCGTGTTGTCATTATCGTCCTCATGTATTGCATCGTCAAACTTTTCTGGTGAATGCCATGGTATCTTCTCGTGTCCGGCCTTCACGATCGATCCATTTCACGCTGATATGGCCTGACGTCTCACTCATATGCACATACTCGAGGCGTTGATACCGTGCATCCTTTTTCAGCAACGCTTGATGTACGAACTTTCGCACGGCCATTTCAAACGGCTGCATGTGTCACGTCCTCCTTCCGTATGACGTTGTCTACTGTCTGCTCCCATACGATTTGCGCTTCCAATTCTTGACAGCGTTGTTCAGCATACACGATGAGTGAGACACATCGTTCACATGCAATCTCCCAGTCCGTCATCCTCTTATACTTGCCACGCTGTTCTTCCTCTGTGCGCGCTGAAAACGGTGACAAGAATCGCGTATATCCAGCACCTTCTCTCATCGTAAATCCAAACCCAATGTATTCATTCAAACTTGCGAATGTATTGCTCGTTTCTGTTTGTTGTTGTTGTGCGAGCATGCGTTGGACATCTGGCATCGTGACCATCCACCCGGCTAAGCAACCAACCGTTTGACACGGTGCCTGCTCCATCCCAACTGCCGAAAGATGTTGCTGGACAATCATCTCAGCTTCAGTGTCAGACATTCCTTTCACATCAACAAATATCGATAAATCCACACGCTGTTGCGGCACGCGTAACATATGTTCAAGAAGATCCCGTCGTCTCTGAAGATACGTCTGCCATTTGGTTAATAGTTGCTGTGTTGTCATGCTGCTCCTCCTTCTGTGGTAATAGCTCCTGTAATGCTTGACATCGCGCTTCCGCATAGCGGACGAGTTGTGTGCAGCGTTCCATAGCCACTTGCCAATCGTTCATCTCGGCATAGCGACCTTTAAATTCGAGCACGGTTCGCGAACTAAATGGAAATGCAAATGTTTCATACGCTTTCGACTCGTCACCACCTCCCACGAAACCAATGTATGTCTGCAACTCTGTTAGGCGCATAACGGTATTCAGCAGCATCCCCTTCTCAACTAAATATTTCTTCACTTGCGGCATTGTCATCATCCACCCGGCCAAACATGCAATCGTCCCACATGGGACATTCTCGATCCCACTAGCATTCAGGTGTGTCGCGCAGAGTGCATCACGTCGTTCGGTCTCTTCTTCACTCGATTTGAGTGCACGTGCTGCAGCGCCACCGATTACCATCGCTCCGTCTTCATCGACAAGCACATCGAGATTTACTCGCCCTTCTGGCACGTTGGACATATACGCATAGAGTGCGCGGCGTCGTTCAAGATATTGTTCCCATGCCAGCAGTTGGCCAATGACGATGTCACCAACGACATTTCCCATACTCATCCTCCGTTTGATCCGTTGTATGATTGTGTCTTTCCATTTTTCAACTGCTGTCGCGTATTCACCTCTCGGTTTTCTCATTTTAGTGACTCATCCGTTGTTGGCAATACCGTTCGATCTCTAACGCCATCTGTGCTTGCAATTCTTGTAACGTCTCGATCGTCGTCATGATTTTTTCTCTTGCGAACTTCAACGCGAGCACTTTCGTCTCCGACATTCCTAATGTCGATTGTTTTCGTACGATCGATAAGAATGGATCATCTGGAACGATTTTCACCGCATAGCATCCATCCAATTCATCGACAACTTCGATTTCCTCTATCGTATACGTCTCATGCCCGACCGTATACGCCACTGTATACAACTTCTTTACTTCACGCATGCGTCCTCCTTTAAGATACATTTCGCAAGCTCGACGAGATCCCGCTTCGCCATCTCCACTTGTGCTTCTAAGAACGCGATCCGTGCCTCGATGCGTTGCTGTGTCAATTGGATGGAGATCTCTCGTGAGACTGAGCGTCCGAGTATTGAATCTTTCGTCACGCGACTTTGGTAATTCGAACCGATGGTTGGTACAACAATATAATCATGCGGCAGCTCATCCAACACAGTCACTTCTCGTACATGATAATCTCCATCAATCAAATCTTGCACGATTGTATATAGTGTCATGACGACTCCTCTGCTGTTGGCGTCTCCATCTCTAGTAGCGTTTTACGTAACTCCATGATGGACAATCCAAGTAACAATGGGAGTGTCTCATAGCGATCAGCTACTGTGATGATCTCACGGGCATGATTTCGTAACATGGCGTTGTCCAATTTGATCGACTCATGCTCGCTCATCATGCGTTTCACAATGTTCTCTAACGTGCTGATTTGTTGGACCCATTGTTCGACAGCCGCTCGTGCATTCTCAATCTCGATTTTTAATGCTTCGGTCTCTTCTCGTTGCAATGTCATCGTCCTCGCTTTCGTTTGCGGGTTGCTTTACTTGCTTGCTCGATTTTTTCAAATACGCGCCCGATATTCTTAGTCACGGCTGCTTTTCTCGGGCCAATTTGTTGTTGTCGTTTGGTGCGCTTATAGCTAAACATCTTTCATACTCACTTTCTCCATGCTGCTGTTACCAACCCGCGAGTATCACGAGTTGCCTGATGCTCCAGACGCACAATCCTACGGCAGCGATCATTATACATCCCGTACTGATACTCAAGATCGTATACAATAGATGCATCATCTCGCTCCTTTCATTGTGTCACTTCTCGCGAATGCATGTGATGTATATCGGCGTGTGGTAGTGATGTTAGAGGCTAGGAGGTGTGGTGCTCGCATGGTATCCTTTCATGCAAACATGGGTCTCTCGCGTGCGTTCATTATATGTCTCGTGTTACAAGAACATATCTTATATCATCCGATTTTTTCTGTACATCAATTTACACTTTCTATTGTTGTCGTCTCACCTGCATGCTCACATGCGTGCTCACATCTCATCTCCATTACTTTCCCTCTTTTGGGACAACCACATGCGTGATTGACATCATCTGATGGGCTTGGCGTTGTGAACAGCAGGCATTACAGAGCTTGACTTTCTGCTTGAGCCAGCCGAAGCGTTTGCCGGGCATGCGCAACGTCCAGACGTCGACGATGTTCACACGCAGATACTGCTTGCCGCAGCCATAACATCTACGCATGTTTCACCTCTCGCTTCCCATGTCGCTTCGCACACGCTTGCTCATGCGCGAATTTTCCTGGTGCCGCTTTACACTGTCTCCCACAATACTGACATTCCCATCGTTTATCTGTAATGAGCCGCGGTTTTGCTGTCTCGATGCGTGCTGTCGCTCTTGGTATATACTTCTTTCGCGGTTCAAACGTCGCATACAGCTCGCCACCACCTGGCAGCATCATCAGTTCGCCTTGTTTCATGCGGCGTTCGTCATCGCTATTGAACATCAGAATCACTTTCATACATGCACCCTTTCTCCATCGCCCCTCAGCGATGTCGTGTTATGATTTCTCTGCCTGTTTGCCCAGCACATTAACAATAAATGGCAGTCCCACCTCCCTCACCTCCTCTCAGATTTTCATATCGCCGATCAGCTGCTTCACCCGTGCCGACAGCATCAAGAAACACCGTCGCGGCCGATAGTCTTTTTCGATGGCTTGTTTGACGTAGCGATATTCGCTCCGTGTATCAATCACGAGCGCTGCATCCCACATGGGATTCTCCACGACACAAATCAGTGTGTAGCCCGCTGGCACGCGGTCGAACGCATCAGGGAATGGAATCTCCATCGCGTGTTCGAACGCCAGAAGATAGGCTGCTTTTCCTTTCTCGATGGTTCCACATTGGAGATACTTTCCCATCGCCATCTCCTTCTCAATGACAGATCCGCTTCGCGATATACACGGCCACGATGGCGATCCATGCCAGCGTGATGAGTGTGACCGCCAGTCGATAGCCGATTGGTTCCATGTGTACCTCCTATGCAGCTGTGGCTTTCTCCGCCAGCACGCTCGTCACTGTGCGGAGCGCTGATTTCTCATACCGCTGCTCTTCTTTCTTCAGCGTCTTTGGCACGATCGTTTCCAACTCTCGCGCAATGGGCTGATACACGCCCACGACGGATTTCTTCATTTTCTTCTTGCGATCGACTGGCACTTTCAAGCGATCGACGTGTCTCACATATACATGCACAAACTCCTCAATTAACGCTTTCAAATACGCTGCTTGTTCAAGTGAGAGTGTCATTTGCGTGTTCCTTTCTTCTTCGTGTGTTTCTTCTTTTTCTCTGTCTTTTTCTTCTCTTGCCGATTCACTGCTGTTGTTTCAGCTTCTTCTTCATCGAGCCCTTCATCGCTGTAGCGATCTTCTCCATCTCCATCTCCACCTTGTGCTCTATCTCGTGCTCTTTCTTGTGCGCTTTCTTTCTCGATGTCTCGTCCCGCTTGTTTAAGCATCTCCAGCTCGCTTCTGTTGCCTTCTTTTGCGCGTCGTTCTTTTTGTTTGATACGCAACCATTTTGCGAGTATCTCTTTCTCTCGCTGTTCTGCACCAACCTGTTCTGCGGACCTCAATTCTTCCATCACCATTTCCAGTGACATTGCTTCCAATGGAAGACTATTTGTGGTTGGATCATAATCTCCGTATTCTAGTGGTAGTTGATATTTCAATTTCCTTTGGACAAGTGTTGAACGAGTTTTTAAATATTCACCAAGTACACCAAAATATTCTTGCGTTTTTCGCATTGCACCATTTGATGAAAAGCACGCATCAGCTTCAATAAACTCTGCGATGATCCGTCTTCCAATATAGCGAGGAATCTTGAGTGATTGTTCAAGATGCGCAATACGAATTAGCGATGAATTTGCAATATGTCGTAACAATGCGTCGAGTGGCACCTTTGTCTCAATCAGCATGGCAGCCACTTTTTGATGCAGCTTTTCATATCCTGCTGCATGTGGGTTGACGAAATCATCTTCAGTGAAAATGTATTCTCCATCTCGCAACTCTTTCTTTCGTCCATTAATAAATAGTTCAACATTCGCACCTCGCACCTCAATTACCACTCCCACTCGATGTCCTTCTGACACCTTGTCACGCATTTTGAACCTCCCCTCCTCACGATAAATTGATACTTAAATTGATCTTGAAATGCCCAGACGGGCTAATTTTTATCTTTCGTTGCCCCTTTTTTGATCGTGACTGGGAAAC